ATGTTCCAGCAGTACCTATATCGGATAATTTGGCTGTAGTTACATTACCATCAGCTATCTTAGCTGTAGTAACTCCAAGGTCTGCTATTTTAAGGGTAGTTACGTTACCATTAGCAATCTTATCAGTAGTTACATTTGCATCTGCTATCTTAGCAGTGGTTACGTTACCATCAGCTATCTTAGCAGTAGTTACAGCATTATCAGCTATCTTAGCAGTAGTTACATTACCATTAGAAATTTTAACAGCATCAACTGCTGCGTCAGCAATCTTAGCATTAGTTACTGCACCGTCTGCTATCTTAGCTGTAGCAACTGCTGCGTCAGCAATCTTAGCAGTAGTTACATTGAGATCGGCAATCTTGGCTGTAGTAACTGCATTCCCATTTATTTTATTAGTAGAAACAGCGTTATCTGCTATTTTGTCTACACCAACAGCGCCATCAGCTAACTTAGAAGTGTTAACTGCACCATTAGCTATCTTACCTTCAGTTACTGCGGTGTCAGCTATCTTACCAGTAGTTACGTTAAGATTAGCAATTTTATCAGTAGTAACTCCAAGGTCTGCTAACATAGTTGTTGAAACAGTGCCAGTATCTCCAGTAGTAACTACTGTTCCAGCAGTAGCTGGAAACACTATACTTTTAGTACTTCCTGCAACTCCAGAATTAGCTGGAACTGAGAGTGTAACTGAACCACTGGTAGCACCATTCAGAATTAATGTTTTTCCGGCAGCTAAAGCTATGTTTTCTGACGATGTCCAAGCCGAGCTGTTGCTAAGCCAATTAAATGTTTTATCTGAAGCACCTTTAAGTGTAATGCCTCCTCCATCTGCTGTAGCATCAGTAGGGCTAGCAATACTGCCTAATTCAATATTTTTATCATCAACACTTACTGTAGTAGAATTAACAGTCGTAGTGGTACCATTAACTGTAAGATTACCGGTAACAGTCAAGTTACCACTGGCAGTCAAAGCACCAGTTACAGTAAGTGTGCCACCAATTGATACGTTACCACTAGCATCTTTATCAACTTTTCGCGAATCTAAAGTAAAGAAATTATTATCGATGAGCTGGTTTGTTAAGCCAGTGCTGGTAATAGTGTCAGCAGTATTGACAGCTCTATTGGTAGCGTCTAATCTATAATTAATGAATGCCATCTGATCTTCCTGAGACTGTTATCTTCTATTTATTTTACGATACTGGCAGCGGCAGTCGCGCGCTGTCTTTCTAAAGAAAGATATTCTTCTTCGGTCAGAGTTGTTGGTTCATTCAAAGCTTTCTGACGCATGTGTCTTAACACTTTCCAATCTGTATCATTTAAGAATCTCAGTTGTTCTCTACTATTTTGCTCATTTTCATAGTCTGTTTTTATTTTTTCTCGAGGTACTTCTGGAATAAGCTTAACAATGCCATCTGTAACATCAAAATAATGAGTACGAGGATCTTGAGTCATATCACTATATTCTCGATCAGTTATCTCATAAATGCTAACTGTTGGAGGGACATTTCCAGCATAATCTAATATAGTAACTACTTTTGAATTTTCGACATAAACATATTTCATAGTTTTAACTCCAAACTGCTAGCCAGTTAGCGGCAGGTCTTGCTCTCTGTTCAGTATTCCCTACGTATACTTTTATTCTAGTAGATTCAGTTGCCCAAGTACATCTAAACGAATCATTTCCATCAACTCTACCATTAAAATGTATGACGTGCACGGACGCTATAAACGCCATCAAATTAGCCATAGTTTTTCCAGCAGGTGGATACACATAGAAGAAATCTAAATCTGCATCCCATGAACCTACAGCATTGTTGAATTCAATTGTTTGAAGATACGGATAATAACTACCATCTTCGCCATAACCACCATAATCAACTGTCTTTGATTGTGTTACATATTGTTGGCCAGACGTTACCAATAAACCAGTAGCAGCACTTGATATTAATGTGTCTACATATTGTTTAGTTGCTGCATGATTTGCCTGTGTTGGTGCTGGCACAATTAAGTTACCAGTCATAGTGTCGCCAGACTTATTTACTTTACCAGCAACGTCATTAAGTACACTCTGAGCAGTTATTTGACTAGGATCATCTACAGTGCCAAATACTTTTATGCAAGCAACTAAAGCTATATTACGTGGGCGTGCGTGCATGAAGTAACCAGGATCAGTTACTCCTGAGTAATAGTTGTTGTATCCAACTTCATGAGATGCAAGGGCATGGGCAATATTGCCTAAACCATCGTACTTATCATAAAATAAATCCGGTGACTGATAGTTAGATCCACGTGATTGGGACATTGAGTACGATGTTCCATTTGCATCGCGTGAAGGCCCCAATACATTATTACCATCGTCAACTAATACAGCAGATCCACGCTGAAAGCTACCAAAAACACGATTAGGATCTATTCCACGACCATTATCCCATCCACGAATAAATTCACCACGAAGATCTGGCAATTTAAATACAGCACCAGCGCCACCAAATTTATATTGTAGAACTTGGAATAATCGAGCATAAGTAGTTGTGCTTAATTCTCTTCCATCACACTCCATCCAGCCAGATGGAATAGTTGAAGATGGATAGTATGTAATAGTGCCAACTGGTGTACCAGCATTAGCGAATAGATCATCGTACTTATCGTCGACGTATTTCTTAGTTGCTGCGTGTAGATTGGCAGTAGGCGCTCCCGATAAAGTAAGAGGGCCTGTCATAGTAGAACCAGCTTTCATTACCGCAGTCGCAGATACGTCTATGTTTGATACAACTGTATCAACATACTGTTTAGTAGCAGCATGAAGATTCTGTGATGGATTAGCATGAAGAGTTAAGAAGCCAGTCATTGAATCACCAGCTTTAGCGACTCTCTGATTTATTCCATTCACTAAATTAGATACATCAATGTCCTCATTATTAATTAATGACCCAAATGCTTTTATACAAGCTCTCATCGCAACGTTGCGAGGACGACCCATGTATATCCAATGATTGCTTCTATAAGTAGTACCTGGATTCAGATTTATTGATCCATCTCTCCATTCATATACTCCACCAAATGCTGGATAATTACTATGCATATCGCCTTTTGTCATGGTATCAGCATAAGCACTCAACCATTCAAAAGTCATTGCGTCATAACCTAATTCATTGGCATGTCCATTTCCATATGGCTTTATGCCGTCATTGGCATGTGAATATCCATTTCCATCATTCCACATGTTATTCCAAGCACCGCCGGTAAAGCTGTCGCGCTCGTCATTGTGAATATGTAGAGAACCAATCTGCCAACTTCCAAGAGCTCTACCTGGATCCATTCCTCTTCCGTTATCCCATCCACGGATAAATTCTCCGCGAAGATCTGGAAGTTTGAAATTATCTCCAGTGTTAATACCATTATTATAACTGTATCCTATTGCTGCAAATAATGCAGGATAAACAGTCTTTGAAACAAAAGCTCCATTAGCTTCTAGCCAACCAATTGGTATGTTTTCACCAGCGAAATAGGCTACTGATCCAGCAGGAAGACCTGATCTTTGTAGAGCTTCGTCAGCTGTTTCTTGAGCTGTTACAATGTCTTGAGTTAACTCATTTCTAGCAGTACTAATTTTACTATCTACTGAAGATACTGTATCATAACTAGTTAATACTGAAGTTAATTTATTCTTTACGTAAGCAGTAGTAGCTATGCGTGTATTTTCTACTGTAGTCTCAGGAGTGGGAGCAGTAGGAGTACCAGTTAAACCAGGAGATGCCAACGGAGCTTTTAAATTTACCTCCGTCATTACGTCGTCAATATTTTCTTTAACAAAAAACGTATTAGCTATCTGAGTATTACTAGTTGATTTATTTACATTTGGAGTTGTAGGAGTACCTTGTAGATTGGGAGACTCGAGGTGAGCTATACTACGCGTCACGTTGTTAAATTTATAATATAATCTATAGTCAGATATCTGTCCGTTTGTTAAGACAGTTCCTGCCCAAAAATCTCCGTCTATTGGATTTAATGGAGTAGCTACTGCAAAATTTAATGGTGCTACGCCTGCGCTAATGCCAGCATTTAAATTTAACTTACCTACAATAGTATCGCCTGCTCTTCCAACTGCATTAAGGTTATTTCTAGCTTCAGTGGCCGTCGAACCTCCAGTTCCTCCATGAACTATTTCAACAACACCCGTTACATTACCTGCTAGAGTAGCAGAATCTGCTGAAAAAGCTTCTGTAGCTTTTCCATCTAAATCGCCGATGAATAGCGTGCTAGCTAATCCACCATTGTTATCTCTAATTGGTATGGTATTATTTACGACTGATACACTAGCGAGTCTATCCTGAAGCTTCCAAGCATTTAGATTACCTTCTTGAGCAGTAAGAGTGTTAATTTTATCTCTTACAGTAGTCGGAGTAAATCCTGATATATCCAACTTACTTACTAACGAGTCATACAGGTATTTAAAGTTACCATCTAATTGGTCATTAGTAAGTGGTCTGCCATTTTCTTTTCGTAGAATCAGCGAAGATGGTAGATCTAATCCTCCAAGAGCTAGATTTACAGTAAATCTACTAAATTCAATATTGTCTGTGCCTACAGTCACAGTTGAATTATTGGATACTAACCAACCGGTATCAGCCTGGATATCTCCTTGTGATACAAATACGATTGTATTTGGTGCAATAGTGTTAGTATCTGCAAAACCAGTAGCTCTAACTAGTCTAACTTTTGCAATACCGCTGTCTGTAAAACTTTGTACGACGTAGATACCATTTTGGCTCTTAACACTTTGAGCTTTTACTAATATTCTATCTCCAGTTTGATTTACTCCGGCAACTAGAGGACCAACTCCGTCAATAGTCGGTAATGTTTCAGTCGCTAACCAAACTTGAGAGACATTAATATTGGAAGTAGTCGCAACTCTTACTGGATCTAAAATAGTGCCTGCCATTTATTTACCCTTAACTAAAATACTTAGCATCTGTTTGATCTCTTGTATCTCTGACTTAAGATTTTTAATTTCTTCAGCTTGAGTTTTAACTAATTCTCTCTGCTTAAGAATATTTGCTCGACTTCTTTTGTGAGATTCGTATTCTTCTTCGCTAATGTTGATTATTGCATTAGATCTTACGTCTCTAATTAGAGACTCGTGACCACTAACCTTTGCAAATCTATTCATTAAGCCACCGCGATAACTCTAAAGTCTTTAATGCGAGGTATCTTGCCTTTATTTATAGACTTCATTACGAGCTTAACTATGACACTGTCGAATGGAGCTAAATTCTCTACATTAGCTATTACTTCTGTAAAGTCTGTTTCAGATTTAGTATAAGAACTTGGTGTTGCTTTATAATATCTAGAAGCTATAAAGTCACCCGCTACGCCAGAACCAGTCTTATAGTAGATCTCAACTTCAGCATCGTTAGGAATAACTGCTGCGAACATAATACGTAACATCTCAGAAGGACGTGAGAAATTAATCTTCTTGGTTACGTACTTAGAATGAGTAGAACCACCAATCGGCGCGTACTCAGACTTAAAGTGCGATAACCAAGTTAGAGTTACCGTTTGACCAACTCCAGTTTCTGCCATTGTTAGAGAATTCATACTCTCTAATTTTAATAGAAGTCTCTGTTGTGCTACATCACCATTACTATCTAAAATAGTGTCAAAAGATTTTTCTACTACGATCATGTAACGAGTCTGATCTGCTGTAGTACCCGAATAGACAAACTCAATAACGTCGCCTGAATCTATATTATTGTTTACATTATTATATAGAGTACCCTGTGTCAATGAGTCGATAAAAATAGTGTCACGGCCCAGAGGATTGTCTAATAGTCTCAAAGGTTTACTAGAAGCTTCATTTCCAATCTCAGTAGTACCGATTAAGAATCTATCAAAATCATCGTCGATAATAGCGAGAGTTGGAGAATCTATCTTGTTACTTACAGTTGTCATAGCAAGGCGACCTAAGTCGATTACTGGAGATACTGAATTTGATCCAGACGCAGGATTTAGAGTAGCTACTAACTTTAACCCTCTAGAAGGATAATTTTGTGAAGTTCCAAGATTAATCTCTGCTGGAATAACTCTTTCATCAAAGAAATCGTAGTTTTCTTTATTTACTAAAGTATTAGCAAAAACATCGCCGTTACTATTTACACTGGTTAATTCGTAAGATACCGACGTACCTGGAGGAATTACTTCTGCTATATCAATCATAGCAGTTTGATACGCGTAATGTTCTGACGCCTGAATAAATCCTCCTCCAGTTTTACCAGTAGCGTTAGATGTAATTGGTGTTGCAGCTTCTAGCGCAGTACCATCTGGTCCAAGACTAAAGTCTACTACATAAGAATCTAATTCTACAGACTGAATCACATGACCAGTAGATCTAAAGATAATACTAGCTGGTATACTATTGATACTGTTTATAGTTTGTCCAGCGATGAATACTACTTTATCACCAACTATCATGTTATGATTACGGTGGGTTACTCTGCACTTAGGTTTAGGATCTGCAGTAGTTCCTGTTATAAAATTGAATGGATTAAAGTCTAGAGAAGTAAATCCAAGTTTAGGAGGAACGAGCTCTAGTTTAGCTGATGTACTACTGAAGCTGGCACGACGAATAGTAAACTTCATATCTTGAGTCTGATCTGCAGTCCAAGTGCTGGCATTCTGTGACTTAAACATAACACCATTAAATGGCTGCGAAGTAATCGCAGCTCCTCTAGAACCACCGGGCAGTATCTGCAATGTTCCGGTCTCAGAACACCAAATCTTATAATAGTCAGAATCCGATAAGACTACTAGAGAGTACTCCGTACCATTCTGTAGATATATTGGAGATACGAAAGTAAATGTTGTTGCTAGAGTAGCGTCAGTACTTATTTTAACGTCTGCAGCTTTTTTCTCTACTCTGGAGAAAGGAAGCACTTTAGAAGATGGATAACCATTTACAACTTCACGAATTTCGATACGAACTGGAATCTTAGCATCTTTTGTCGAGAAGTATAAGTCTACTGAAGTGATGAATGCACCACCATCTTCTTGAACCATAAAGGTTTGTGCTAATGGGTCGAACCAACCGGTGTCTCTAGTCAATCTATCGGCAGTAGTAACAATTGTGTTAGTATCAGATATCTGTTCAGACACGATATCTGCTGTTCTAGTTGATACGATCGTGCGTTGTTTAACTTCTATTATACCATTCGCTTCGTAGAATGCACCACCAGAAGTAAGTTCTTGTTCTGTTCGCTGAACTATATCAGTAGAGAATACGTCTGACAGTTTAAATTCCCTAGTCCCTGTTCTAAATCTAAGAACCGGATTGCTTGGAATTTTAAATATTCCGGCAACTACACCAGTAGCAGAAGAAATTAATGCAGCTCCTTCGTTAACAGTTAATGGATTAGTAGTATTGATACTATAACCAGCTGCTGTCATACCATAATATCCAGCGAATTTAACTCTAGGCACAGCGTTAGTTATCACATTATTATATTCACCTCTTAAGGTATAGTTTGAATTAAAAGTAAATTGCCCACCTCTTATATTCATCAAGTGTAATACAACAGTATTCCCTACAGTTTCTTGAGCTACTACTATAGCTGTAACACCCGTTGGTTGGTTACTTGCATTAAGTTCTGTTATAACTTCTCCATGATTAAACGCAACTTCAACTTCTTGATTATTGTTGTGAGTAGGACCTACAGCTCTAATAGACACGTCAGTTACTGTCGCGCCCTGCCAGGCTTTATCCATAGTAAATTGAGTGTTGCTAGTTTTAGTAGCTACTTTGTAAATAACTTTATTAGTTGAACTATCACCAAAATTTATTTCATCGCCTATTTCTAAATCTGATAAAAATTCAGTAGCAACTCCAGTCACTGTCGCAGAATTATTAGTTAAGTTGACAGTGCCATCGACTAATGAACCATTGTTATAGTATACTTTACGTGGTGCATCTTCAACTGCTGTGCCGGCATTTCTTTCTACATCAAAAACAGAAGCAGCTCCTGTGATTGGAGTAACAGCTATTTTGGTGGCAGGAGTAATATATTGATCTACACTTATGTTATCAAAATACGAGTATAATTTAGTACTTGGTTTAAATCCATATCCTACAAACAGAACTGATCGAGGGCGAATAAAAGGCACGATCTGTGTATCGACAACTCTATCTTCTACTACTCTAGAATCTACTTTGTCTGTGATAAAGCTGCGTGTACCAGTTCTGGTAGAAGTAGTTTCTACTGCAGAAGTTTCAATCGTGACAACCCGCGATCCAGCAACTTGGTTTGCTTGTGCAGAAAATATATTGCGATTAGTATTACCAATAAAATCAAGCTCTTCAGTTGTAAAGGTTGCTCTATTTCTCCAGAAAGTTCCTCCATTATTTTCTGCATTTAAAATACCGGTATCTAACTTAGACCATTGGCCCAATGATTCCATTCTAGATCCCATAGATCTAGTAGACGAAAACGCGGTCTGCCAACTATTCCAAACAGTTCCTAGTATACCACTCTGTTCAGCTTTCTGAACGATAGCGTTATACTGACTCTCGTCATTAACGATAATATCTGGTCGATAGTGTGTAGAGAACCAAGTGTCTGACCAAGGATTCAATCCCATTATACCCTTGTAAGATGCGATAGAATATGGATTAACTGGTACTTCTACTGAAGCTTTACTCTGTTTTGCCCAAGCAACTTCAACTTGAGTATAAGGCAGTGTTACTAAGTCACCAGATACTTTATAGGTATCTTTAGTTGTAGAGCTTATATTCTCTAATAGAGCCACTTGCTTCTGCGCAAAGAATGGACGAAGCTCTTTCTTTTGCATGTCGACTGAAGCATTCCAATCGTCAGACGCTGCATTGCCAACACCTTGACCGTCGAATGAGTCTACTAAGAAACCATTTTGATATCTGTCTAGACCTTCAGAATCAACGATCTGCATGTTCTTAGTTTCTAATTCTGCTAGAGTTAGCGAAGTATAATATTCTAAATCTTGTATACGACGCTCCAACTTACCAATGTCGCGCATAGTGTATCGTTTGTTTTCGACACGATTCACTAGAGCACCTATCTTATTATCTCTATTAAATGTATATGGCTCAATATTAATTGAAGCCAGTTTCATACAATTATTTGATATAGTAGGTTCTACAGCAGAAATAGAAGGAATTCCTCTATTGTTTATAAATTGGCCTGCAGAACTTAAAGAAATATTATCTACTCTAGGTAGATAATGATTGTATGTTATAGATGCTGTGCTACCAAATTTAGGAAAATATTTTTCTTTAAATCCATCTACTTCTTCTGTTGGTCTAAAGTCTATACAGTCTCGTAGTTGAAAACTAGAAACAGTTCCAATTTCTTCATAAGAAATATTAGAGTTCGTGTAAGAATACGATCCCACACCATAGAATCCCCCTGGATTAGTACCAACATCGGCAGCGTATTCATATTTAATTTGTATTGGTCCAGTTGGCGCCTCAGCTCCTGCAGCTAATATAATAGAAGATCTTTTTACACTAGTTACGTCTTGATTGCTGTTAAAAATATATCTGTTAGTTATATTCGTGTTGTAAGTGGGACTTGTATTAGCTGTACCATTAACAACAAATCCACGATTATCCATTAGCACTGAGACAATTCGAGTTACATATCCTCTATTTAAAACAATTTCATTTGGTATAGTAGCTTTAACAGTGCCAGTGGTACTAGCTGGTCCATTAGCTGTAGCTTTAAACACCACACCAACAGTATTAGATGGAGCACCAAGACTAGTAAAAGATGTGTTGCCTACTGCAACTATAGTATAAGTTCCACCAGTTGTTATTGTACTTGCATTTAACGCTGTCGCTGAGGCTGTTAATGTTTGTGTTTCATCTTCTATTTGTTTTTTAGTTTGAGCTGTAGCGCCGGCGTTGCTACCAGTAAGAGATCTTTTAACTGTAGCAAATAATGTGTAAGATATATTTGTTATGCCACCAGATGTATTAGTAATAATTGTTAAAGTTGTATTAGCCTGATTTCTGCTGTAAATAAAATTAGAACCTGTTAATATTGTTCCAGCCGGAATATTTGGACTTGTTGTTGTATTGACTGCATTAGATACTAAGATATAATTATCGTCGTCTAAAGTACTTTCGTAAGTGTATCCAGCTGGTGCTGTGAATGTAACGCTGTTCGTATCAGCGCCACCACCATTTAAAACGCCAGTTGCCGTTTGAGAAATAACGGTAGTATGTGTTACATCTTTTATTTCTCTAATAGCATAATCTGGTAGACTAAATATCGCTGAATTTAGACCAGGCTCTTTAATAACAGCTTTGCTATTTTCTAGAACTAAATTACACTTGAATTTATCGGCAGCATTATATACCGACTTAACATCTGAAAAAGTTTTTCCAAAATTCATTACTATATCGAATAAGAACAACTTGTATGTTCCAGTTTCGTGTTTTTCAAATCCTCTAACTCTAGCCGTTCCTATCAGTGTAGAACTAGCACCAGTAGTTACTACACTTCCAACACCACCATTACTTGCAATAGCAGCAGAATGTAAGTTGATTTTAGTGCAGTTCTTAATATCAGGTAAGAAAAATGTGTTTTGTACTATTACGTAATTACCTACTGATACATCTATAGAAGTAACTTTATCTGAACTTGCTGAATCAGTTATAGCTGGTAGTGCGGCAGCAAAAATAGCTTCGTCACCTCCATTTGCTGGAGGAACAAATCCAAAATATTCTTTTAAGTAAGCAGAGCCAGCTAGTACATCTCTAGACTTAAACGTAGGAACATACTCAGTCGCTAATTTTTCTATTTCATAACCGCGCACGTATGCTTTACCTGCTTCTATGCCCAATAGCATCATCGCGTTTAATCGTAGATGATCGTTTACGGTAAAGTCTTTAGTAACATCAGTGAGAGAAGCTGGAAAGCTATGTATGCCTTGATTAAATTTTGGTTGAGGAACATGTTCCCAAGTCTGAGAACCATCTACTACTTTATCAGGAATAACATTATTAGAAATAAATGTTGGAGCACTACTTCCGCTACTAGCGTTCTTAGTAGCTACAAAATGATATGTCGTTAGTGTATTTGACGGCCTGTGCGTAACGATATCACCTTGTATATAAGCTCTGTTTGCTGTCCAAGGAC